GCCAAGCCGATCTAGGGGCATGTGGCGTGCCGTACCTCGTCATCGACGACATCGCCGACATGATCCAGAGCCTGCGCGCCCTGGGCGTGCCGCTGCGCGGGAGGGTGCTGTGAGCCAACGTGACCGCATCCCAAACGCGCTTGAGCAGATCACGCTGGACGAGATCGCCAAGCGCCGGGGCTTCACGCTGGAGCAGCTACAGGGCAAGGGCCGCTTTGCCCGGCACGTCGATGCCCGCCGTGTGTGCTTCCAGTACCTGAACGCCCAAGGCTGGAGCACGCCTGAGATCGGGGCGCTGTTCAACCGCGACCACACCACAATCAGCTACGCGCTCGCGCCCGAACAGAAGCGCGAGAAGGTCAAGGAACGCTACCGCTCACGCTGGACGATGGGCGCAAGGAGGGCCGGATGAGCACGAAACTACTCCACCAAGTCCGCGAGCAGGATCAGGCCGAGCTTGCCGCCAAGCACAACGGCGAGACACGCCAATCGAGCCGCGTTTGGGTGGTCAAAGCGTTTCGCGCTGAGATCACAGAGGCGGAATGGTTCGCAGCCACGCGCGCGATCGAGGACTTCGGCTCGCTGTACGCCGGCAAGGAGCAGGGCGCAGGCTTCCAGATGTACGTTTGCCCGGTCACCGGAATGCTCACGTCAGGCAAGGAGCAGAGCCAGCTTCGGCAGACCGCAGCGATGCAGGCGCGTGAGAGTTTGCGGCAGGGCGTAGTGCGCCGGTGCAGCGCTGAGAACGCGGCGAACTGTGTCGAATGGATCGCGGCCTATGAAACGCTCGAAGACGTGACGATGCATCTCGGCTGGTGGCGCAACAAGGGCAAGGACCGCGCGCCCAGCCCCGACAAGAGCCGGGTGAAGCCGTTCGTGCGCCTCGTCCTGCTGGCGATGGCGGCGTATTACGAGGATTGCGGCGTCGAGATAGCAGCCTAAAAATGCCTATTGCCTTTCGCCCCAAATCAAGGCCAATTGTGCAAAGCTGTTATTCGCGCGCCAGGGCCAACCCTTGGCGCGCAACTTGTTTCTGGCGAGCGCGCGGACGGCGCATCCCTGTCAGCCCCTTGACGCTAGCCGTTCCACCGCCCGCCAGAAAGCCAACCCCAGCAGCCCGCCACGCTGCCATCTTGAGATCGTTCGGCCTGGTTTGCCGGAATTAAGGATGGCGACGTCTCCCTCCCCATCGTCAAAGACGGCGGGCTGCTGCGGACCCAACAGGAGCACTGACATGACCAAGCTGAACAACAAGCCCAAGAAGGCCGCCAAGGCCGCGCCGAAGAAAGCCCCGGCCAAGAAGGCGAAGGCGCGCTGAGCCCGCATGAGTGAGCCGCTGAACTTCGAGCCGCAGGCTGCGCCCCTGACGTTCTCCAAAGAGGGTGATTGGTACGTCCGCATCCACCCGGACGGTCGAGTCGAGCTGAATGAGAACGTCACGATGGACGAAGCCGCTCAAGCGTTCTGGGAGGCCGTGAAGGCATGGCAGGCGTCGCATGGGTGAGCTAGCCCAAACCCCAGAAGCCACACGCGCAGCAGCGCTGGCCAAGGTCAAAGCGCGGGAAGACGGCATACGCGCTCAAGCCATACGCCAAGGCCGCGAAGCCGAACGCAAGGACATGCTGCAAGCCCTGGGCGTCCAGCGCATCGAGGAAGCAAGCCAGCTCGCCATCCTCCGCGCCGAACGCGACGCGCGCCCCACGGCAGGCGAAGAAGCCAAGCACGGCAGGCATCAACGCTGGCTAGGCTTCGCCATAGGCGTACCGGCCGGCATGATCCTCGCCTGCGGCGCCATCTTCGCGATGCAGGGCATCATCTGGGACACAGCCACGCGCTCGTTCCGTGAGCAAGCCATGACCGGCGCGATCATCTCAAGCCAAGGCGAGGGTGAGCGTAACGAGGGTTACACAAACCCTGGGCAAGACGTGACACGCAGGCCATGAAGAAGCCCACCAAACAGCAAGCCAAGCGCACGCGAGACGAAAACGCCAAGGCGATGCAAGCTAAGCAGCTTGAGAAGCTCAACGCGGCGTATGAGCGGGCGACGGGGCGGTAACTAGGTTACTAAAGTAGCTTGTATTAGTATGGCCAGACCGAAGGGCGGACCAAAGTACGGCGGGCGCACAAAAGGCACGCCGAACAAGAATACAGCGCAAGTGAAGGACATGATCCTGCAAGCGCTCGATAAGGCTGGCGGCGCTGCGTATCTGTTGCGCCAAGCCGAAGAGAACCCGACCGCGTTCATGACGCTCGTGGGCAAGGTGATGCCAACGCAAGTGACGGGTGACACAGAGAACCCGCTAAGGGTGGTCAACGAAATCCTGCTGCGTGGCGTCCGTCCAGATTGATCTGCCGGACAAGCTGGTTCCGATCTTCGAGGGGCCGGCGCGCTTCCGGTGCGCTTATGGCGGGCGCGGCTCAGCCAAGACGCGAACCTTCGCTAAGATGAGCGCTGTGATCGGCGCCAAGGCTGCGGCCGAGGGGCGATCTGGCATCATCCTCTGCGGCCGTCAGTTCATGAACAGCTTGGCGGACTCGTCCTTCAGCGAAATCGCCGCGGCCATTCGCTCTGAGCCTTGGCTGCAAGAGGCGTACGAGATTGGCGAGACGTTCATCCGCACCAGAGACAGGCGGGTCGAATACTCGTTCGTCGGCCTGGCGCGCAACCTAAGCAGCATCAAGTCCAAGGCGCTGATCATCCTTTGCTGGATCGATGAAGCCGAGGACGTGAGTGAGGAAGCTTGGGTCACGCTTGTGCCGACAGTGCGCGAGGACGGGTCAGAGATCTGGGTGACGTGGAACCCGAAGCTTAAGAAGTCCGCAACGGACATGCGCTTCAGGAACGCCACGGACCCTGACATCAAGGTCGCTGAGATGAACTGGCGGGATAATCCGTGGTTCCCCAGCGTGCTTGAGCGTGAGCGTGAGCGCGATCTGCGTGACCGGCCTGAGCAGTACGATCACATCTGGGAGGGCGGATACGCCACGGTCGCGGCCGGCGCGTACTTCGCCACGGACCTTCTGCGGGCCAAGCAGGAGAAGCGCATCTGCCGCCTCGCAGCCGATCCGCTGTTGCCGATCAGCAGCTACCACGACATCGGCGGCGCTGGCGCCAAGGCGGACGCTTACAGCATTTGGATCACGCAGAAGGTGAGCCGCGAGATCCGCGTGCTCAACCACTACACGGCGCGGGGCCAGCCCTTGGCGCACCACGTCATGTGGATGCGTGAGAACGGCTACGGCAAGGCCGAGATTGTGCTGCCGCATGACGGCCTGAACACGAATAACGTGAGCGGCAAGACGTACGAGGATCACTGGCGCGAGGCTGGGTTTAACGCGCGGTCGATCCCGAACCAGGGGGCGGGCGCTGCCAAACAGCGCATCGAGGCTGTGCGCAGGCTATTCCCGCGCATCTGGTTCAATGACGAGACAACGGGCGACGGGCGGATCAGCTTGGGCTGGTATCACCCGAAGATCAGCGACGATGAGCGCCGGCGCGACATGGGGCCGGATCACGATTGGTCCAGCCACGACGCTGACGCCTTCGGGCTGATGGCGATCGACTATCTAGAGCCAAGCGCAAAGGCGTCACGCCCGCGCGATATGTGGGATGACGGAGGAAGCGGGGAAGTGAATTGGCGTACGGCGTGACTCTAGATCGCGATGAAGTGGCGCGGCGCGCGATTGGCGCTGGCCTGACACGCGTGCGCTTCCAAGAGTTCGACGCGGGCGACAAGCTAGGCATAGGCCTAAGCTACGGAACGCTGCGTACAGCCTTTAGGATCAAGCCTGAGTGGGGAACAGAAGACGTGCTTGCGCGCGTGAATGAGTGGCTGGATGGCGTACGGCGTAGCTGAGCAGGCGGAAGTCTCGCCTGACAACGATCAGTCGCCCGACAAGCTTGAGCACGACCGCATCCTAAGCCAGCTTGTGCGCTGGTTCGAGGAAGCCGAGCAAAGCACGCAGACAAGCCGCGAGAAGGCCGAGCGTGACCGTGACTATTACGACGGCAAGCAGTGGACCGAGGAAGAAGCGGCCGAGCTGCGCAAGCGCGGTCAGCCGGTTATCGCGCTGAACGTCATCCGCGCCCGTGTGAACTACCATCTGGGCATCGAAAAGAAGCAGCGCCGCGACCCGAAGGCGTTTGGCCGTGGTCCTGAGGATGAGCAGGCGGCAGAGGTTGCCACCAATTCGCTGCGCTACGCGATGGACCGGACGGACTATCACACCGAGCGCAGCAGAGTGTGGGAGAACATCAAGGTCGAGGGCATCGGCGCGCTTGAAGCGTCGCTTGAGCCACGGCCGGACGGCAATTCGGACATCAAGTGGAAGCAGATCCCGTGGGATCGCTTCTTTTATGACCCGCACAGCGCACGCGGCGACTTCGCAGACGCGCGCTACCTCGGCCAAGTCAAATGGATGGACGAGGAAGAGGTTATCACGGACTACCCCGACGGTGGCGTTGCGCTTGAGGCAGCGCTGACGGCAGCGACCGATGGCGGCTTAGGCCTGGGCGACACGTACGAGGATCGTCCGCGCTGGCAGATGTGGGCGGATCCGAAGCGCAAGCGCGTGCGGGTGGTCCAAGTCTGGTACTTGATGCAGGGCAAATGGTGCTGGGCCGAGTTCTGCAAAGGCGGCATTCTCGCAGCGGGGCCTAGCCCGTATGTGGACGATGAGGGCGACACGCTCTGCGGCATCATCGCCGAGAGCTGCTACATCGACCGCGA